TTTTGAAACTTTTTCCCAATCTAATTCATTAGCTTCAATCTTCTCTTTGGTCTCATCAACATCTTCTTGATCCCAATTATAGACCTCTTCTTCATCTTTATTTTCTTCTTCTACCTTAACAGAATCCCAAGAAAACCCTTCCTCTTGTTCTTCTTGTTCCTTTTCTTCTGTAGTTTCGTTTTCTTCTTTGGTTTCAGTTTCAGTAGCTTCAGTAGACTCAGTTTCTTCATTTGATTCTTCTGTTACTTCTGTTTCTTTTTCTGCCACATAGTTATCCGTTGTGAATGCTAGTGGGTTAAATTTCTCTTGTGTTTCAGTAGACTCAGTAGTCTCTGCAACTAATTTTGATTCTTCTGCCATGTTGTTTTATTTTTATTTGCAAATATAATAAATTTTATATTCTTTCTTTTGCCTCTTCTACTTGCCTTACTGTTGATGTACGTGGTGTTTCCTGACTTAATGAAACATCAAGAGCTTTTTTAGTTCTGTCTGATGATTCTTTTGCATCATTAATATCACGCTGTGCATCTGTTTGTAACTTAGCTACATCAACTCTTGATTGTGCACTAATCTGCGCTACGTCTCTTTTTGCTTGATTATCAATTTCTTTGAGCTGTGCTTGTTTCTGCAGATCAGATTGTTGAGCTTGTTGCAGAGCTTGTTGTTGCTGCATAGCCACTTGCTGTTGTTGCATTTGTTGTTGCTTCATTACATCCATACCTTTTTCTAAAACTTTTTCAGCTTCAGTAAGTGTATCAGCTTTTAATACTTTGATAACATTAAGTAAATCAATGTTGCCTGATTGTAAGGCTGCTTGTGATAATTGCTGAACTACTTGTTTCATTGCATCATCTTTACCGCTATCACCTACATATAATCCAAAATCTTGTAAAGCTATATCTGGCATTACATTTAAAAACTTGTAAGCCCCATCACCTAATATCATAGCAGCTTTTTTACCACCAGCCCAACACACTTTCATTAGATTACAAAGCCTTTCTAATACTCTTTGTTTTACTTCAGCGTGTGATTTAAACCAACTTTCAGTAATTGTTGCTGACTGAACTACACTTCTCTGTACATTACCAACATACTCATATTGACCAACTGCTCCTTCTCTTTGTCTAGATACTCCAGATATTTGACCAGCCATTTCTTCCAGCATCATTTTAAGATTGATCAACTGCTGCACAGACTGAGATAGTGTAAAGTCTATTTGCTGAAATTGATTAAATGAGCTAACTTGATTACCTTCATCTTTTGAATTGATTGGTATAATACCGTCAGTTTTCAGATGATATAGTACGGTTTGTATATCCATACCAGCATTAGTTGGTAATTGAGATACATCATACACTACAGCTTTACCACCTGATCTGGCCATTGCTAATTCAATCTGATAGATAACAATGTTGTAAAGCATTTGTATGTTGTCTAGTAAGTCTACCATAGATACACTTTTACCTGTAGTATTGTTATATATACAACCCACATATGATAAAGGTGTTGTTCCTGGATCGTCTACGCTACGCACTTGATTACTTCTACGTCTAGCTCTAATTAAAATTTTGCCTCCGATCTTAGTTGCTTCCCATATATCATCTACATATTTTACCTCAACTACTTCACCTTTTCTTGCCTTGTATGTATCTTTTACTATTTTTCTAAATGGTCTATTAGGATCATATTTGTTTTCAGATACTTTATACTTG